ACAGAATCTTCCACAGAAACTTCCTCCACAGAATCTTCCTCCACAGAATCTTCCACAGAAACTTCCTCCACAGAATCTTCCACAGAATCTTCATCCAATGTTTTATTAGTAATAAATTTATGAAATAATTTCTTAAAACGATTATTAATATCATTTTTAATATAACTTACACCATATTCCTGAATAAAACTAAAAATAATCAATGTAAAATATGAATGTAAAAGAGAACGATAAGTTAATCCTCTTAATAACATATACAAAAATGAAACACAACACAGCGTTTTCAATTGGTTTTGGTAAAGATCATCGATGATATCATCATAATCTACATGGTTAAACATCCTAAAATTCATAGTCATAATAATTCAACTATATTCTACACTAAGAAGAAATCAATTTTTCTAATTCAACACGTTGGACAGATAAAAATAAATCAACCTTATCTCGCATTTCATATCGAATATTGGCAAATGTTGGGTCAGAAAGATTTTTCAAAAGATAATCAATACGATCAATTAATCCATCATCATAATTTTTAACACCATCCTCTTTACCAACTTCGCCAAATAAATTATTATAAATCTCATATTTTGCATTAAGTACAATACGAGATGTACGTACCAATAATTGTGTAACCCCATTAGTACCATACAGTTTCTTTTCAGTTTCGGTAAAAGATAAATGCATATCAATCGTATTTCTAATAACTTTTAAAATTTTCGTGAAAAGTTCAATGTCATCCTTATTTTGTTCATTATCATATTTTTTAATTCTTTCCAACGTTTCTTCAATCATATGATAATTATATCGCAAATATTCATATTTCTTATTCATAAGGGGTTCAATATAATTTTTTATAACTTGCAATTTAAAATCTAAATAATCCCGTGATAAAACAACACTGTCATTCAATGTAACATTATTCTTTTCATTCCTTATACCTCGCAGAGATAATCCATAACTATTACCATCAAGATATATTGCTCGTCTTCGTTTACCGGTAAGCATAATTTATAAATTATTAAGATTATAAATTATTAACAATCATATTATCCGCAAATTTGTAAGGAAAATGAAAAATCCATATGATTTAAATCAATAACCTCTCCATATTGATCTAAAATTCTAATTTTTACTTTACTCAAGTCTATAGGCCCCGAAAAAACACGGGTTTTAACAGTAGTATTAGAACTATTAGAACTGTCATCAATATTAATTGCAAATTTACCATCCGCCAAATATATTTTTGCTAAAACACTTTCATTAATACTATATTTTTCAAAACAAACTTCATGCGGATTTAATGAAGAATGGTTAAAATCGTCTAAACAAAAATAAATATAACGATCTCCTCCCCCATCAAAAAGACCTTCGGACATAACGTAACTGGTTATACTCATATATTTACCATATCTGAAACCTAAAATCCAACCAGCACCGTAACAAATGTTTTTTAATTCGCTATGGGCAAATTTCACATCAAATGTGAAACTACTAGATGTCCCGTCAATCACCGAAAATATGGATTTCAAACTATTTTCATGGATTGAAAATTTTATATTCTGTAATCCATTTGAACTTTCTGATAAATAAAAATATGTTTTATTTAAAAAACCTTCTAATTGTTCAACCGTGTAGTTACCATCGGGAATAATAATTTGATGTAGTTCAAGTCCATTACACGAATCAGTCGTTTCAATAAAAAAAACATTATTCTTTTTTTTAGATGAAAATAAATACCATGTATTAGGTATACAAATACTATCTAATTTAATAGATTTAATATTAGAATAAGAATTAGGAAACTGATAGTTAAAATCACTGCTACTTGTATTATAATAATTCGATCTAAATTTAGTATTCACATGGATAAATGAAAATTTTGCATTAGGTGAATTTGCACAACTCATATAATACTTATTGCTAAATAATTTTTATATACAATTCCAACCATCAATAATATTTAACATCAATAATCCCTCAAAATAATCCCTAAAATTAATTTTATTTCAAAATTACTTAATATAATCAAAATTATATATGTCTAATTTTAAAACAAATACAATAATGGGTGATGCAAGAGAAAGAACAAAAAATTTAGAAAACATAACACTTATGGGAAATATAAACAATAATTTACAAACAAAATTTCAAACAAATATATCGATATTTGAAAATAATGCGTTAAGATCAGCAAATAATCACAGCACTCTTTTAAAACTAACAAAAGGTTATTATGATTTAGAACCATGTTGCGATTTATCAAAAACAAAAGCATTTAGTTTAGATGATGGTATGCAAAGTAAAATAATTGTAAACCAACAAATAATATTGGCAAATAGTTCATGCAATAGACAACCATTATACCAAGAAAATTCTTGCAATACCGATCAAACAAACATGTCTATAACTAAAAGAAACTTTAATTATCCAATACCAATAACAAAAAATACGTGTTGTTCTCAAGATAGAACCCAACCAATACCACAAATTTCAACTGAAAATCATACTAAATATTTACCTATAATGTCTAAAATAAAGAAATATCATTATAGAACAACTGATGACACAATTACCTATCCAAATTTCAATATAGTAAATGAAAATAATATGGTGGGATATTTCAAAAATGATATATATAAAACAACCAACTCATGTAGCACATCCACATCATCAAATAATGTAGGACATAAATTAAAATACACAGTCCAAAATACAAATTGCAGTTGCGATGATGATTATAAAATCCAAACACCAACAACCCCACCAACGACCCCATCAAACACGACATCCAACTCGGCATATTTCTCCCGAAAATGGAGTAATAGTTGTTGTTAAAATCAAACCTATAATAATATTATCTCTCCGTTCATAATATTATCTCTCTCGTTTCATAGTTATCTAACATTTATTGATCTAACATTTCATAATGAACATGTAATACTTCTAACTCAAACGTCAAAGCGAAATCAACATTATTCAAATCAACAACAACGCCATTTTCATCTAACAATCTAATATGAAGTTTTTGAATATTTACAGGTCCTAAATAATATCTAGTAGGATTTAGAGGTCCATATGAATCTTCAAATAAAATAGTGGCACCTACATTATTAGGAATTTTACCCAATAGATCCTTCATCTTCAATGAATTAAATGTACCCGGATAATAAAATGATTGCATACTATTGTTATTAAAATCATTAACTTCTATTAAAAAGAATTTAGTTCCTGTAAAATCAGAAGGGGCTTCTGGTTGAAACCCCTTAGTAGTAATAGACACACCAACACCTACAGTATCAATCTTTGTGGTTTTTTCATAAGAAGCCTCGTATTTTACACCATCAATAGTTTTTGTGTCATCAAAACTATAATACGGTTTATGATATCCTAAAAGCCATCCCAAATTTTTCGCAATATCTCTTTCCACCTCCCCATGCAACACAAAATCTAAATCAAATTTATAATTTGAAACAGCAGCCGTCTGTAAACTAAAAATAATTTTTTTAGTCATTGTATCATAACTCGCAATAATTATAGTAGAGAGATCAACTACAGTTGTTAAATCTGAATATAATTTTGCCTTTTTCAACCCAAACCCCCCGCCACCGTTAATAGCAGAAACCGCATCTAATGAAGTATAATTACCATCAGGTATTTCTATTTTGTACATTCCCGTAACTGGGGGCGCACCCGTAAGTCTAGTTAAATGAATATAGAATACATTCGTTTTTAAATAATTAGAAACCGTATAATAAGTATTTTGCAATTCAGCATTACTAATTTTTAAACCGGTTACATTCTTCACTGGATTTGGTAAATCGACTAAAAAATCAGTAGATTTAGAGCCATAATAATTATTTCTATATTTAGTATTGATAGTTAAAACAGTATTATACAATTCTCTTTTAATAGGATTAACTCGTTTGAATTTCTTTTTTTCAACAGATCTATCTACTCCACTCACAATTTTGTGATTAATCACAAATTTACTAGGATCGTTGTTTATAGTATCATTATTTGTCAATAATTTAATTTTCAATCTATCTAATTCTCTATCCATATAATCAGGTACATCATATTGAAAATGAACACACAATTTTTTAAAAGATACGACAATGAAATCCAATAATGCTTCCTTATTTGCATTATCATCACTAAGTCTGGTTGTGTCCATTGATTTTTTTGTTAGTTTAAAAACGTTGTCTAAACTATAATCACCACTTTGATTAATTTCCAAAATATTTAACAATTCATCTGTATTATAATTCGATGAGTCAAAATCCATATATTTATATATTAATTAAATACTTTAAATACTAACTAACTCAAAATAAAATCACAATATGGACTGAAAATAAAGCACTAAAAAAAGAGAACTAAAAAGAGAACTAAAAAGAGCACTTCCTTAAAAAACTAAACAAAAGCCATGAAGAACTTTTTAAAATAATTTAGTAATAAACTTATTAAATAATTTTGATATTATTTAATAAGTTATATGAAAATTGATTTAAGAAAATGTCTAGTTATTATAGCATAATTGATTATGAATACTTTATATTTTAATAATACTAGTGCACTAAATGAATTGTGGTATGAATCTCATGCCTCAGTTGTAAAGAGAGTTTGTATGGAGTTGGGAAAACCCAAAAATATGAACGAGGTTGTTGAGAAGATTTTGGGTCCAAAACCTAAGGTGAAGAAAATGAAGGATCCAAACCGCCCTAAAAAGGCTAAGACCGCGTTTATGTTTTATTGCGATGCTCATCGACCTGCTCTTATGAAGATTCAGAAAAAGAAAATGGGTAAAATTAATATTGGAAATATTGCTAAGGAGTTAGGAAAAAATTGGGGAACACTCACTGATAAAGATAAGAAACCTTTTGCTAGCAGTGCTGCTACCAGTAAGTTAGTACAAGAGAAGGCGATGAAGGTCTATCAAGAGAGTTTGGGACTATAATTCTCCTAGAATTATTATATCTAAATCCTATCATCATTTTGCATAATTAATAATAACACTTGCATAATTAATAAAACTTTTTATACAACTTTTTTTTTATTATTAAAACTTTTTTTAATAATATAAAATTGAATCAAATAACAAATACCAAATATCATATATTTACAATGCTGGTGATAAATGAACAGCAACTCAAAAAAGAAATAACAAGGCAACATGTGAAACAATATACAAACACATCATTTTATAGTATCAATACATTTAAGGATGTATTAAAGTTAGCATTTAAATGTAAAAACAAACACACAATAGACATAATTCTCAATAATTGGTCAGAATTAACGAATGATGAAATAAATTGGGGAAGAAATACAAAAATGATAGATTCAAACGAGGAACACTTGGTAAAATCATTACATCCGAAAGAATTATTGATGATTATAAATATAGGAAGTATTATGCAAAAAACATATAAGATGAAGCCAGAAGTAGCATTTATATTTGCATTCGGTATAATTCATGCTCATTTTGTATTTGAAAATACATCTATGGATATATCTATTGAGAATATGTATAATACTTTACCAAATAAATATAAATCCAAATCAGGAGAGAAAAAGTTTAAAAAAGATTTCTTTTTAAAAGGAACTAGTCAAGAAATAAGAAAAATATTATATAAAACAAGTAAAGATGAATGTTAACATGGTTAAAATGGATGATATTTATGTGGATTTAAAAAAGTTGGTAGAAAAAACACATTCTGTCCTAGTTTTAGAAAAAAATAAAATAAACCAAACAAATCAAACAAATCAAACAAATCAAACAAATCAAACAAATCAAACAAATCAAAACATAAAATTAAATATACAAAAAACACAAGCATGTCAAACCATAACCACAAAACCAACAACTATACAAACCCATATATATGTATCACGTCCACCAGCAGGAAGAAGTGGAACAAGAACTGATCCTTCCATAATAAATTGGAGTCAATCTTTGAGAAGAAGATCCTACTTTTTTTAATAATTTATTTAATTTTATAAGATTTCTTAGAATATTTGGGTTTTTTTTTCCAGATAAAAGATAAACAACTTGCAAGCATGGTTATTTTTGTTTCAGAATAAATTAATGTATTTTGTTGACAAAATATACATGCTGTATCATTTTTCCGATTAAACCAGTCCGTATAACAGTTTGCATGACAATATTTTTCACATGTATTACATACAATAAATGATTTTTCCAAATCTACTTTGTCAAAACAAAACAAACATTCTTCTTGAATATTATCTACTTCCTCATATTGATCTCTTAATTTAACAAAATTATTACTTACTGACATAATATATATTTATCATTTATTATTAATTATTTATTACCCTCAAAGTAATAACAAAATTTATTTAAGAACACGGACGATAAACTATATACATGTTAAAAGAAGAAAATCACGGAATATTAACACCTAGAACAATGGCAAAAAATATATCAGATCGAAAAAAATATAATAAATTATTAACGCCTCAAGAATTTATCAGAATGCAATTGAATGAATCATTATCTTATAAAGAACAAAAAAAGAACGAACAAAAAAAGAACGAACAAAAAAAGAACGAACAAAACAACATTGTAGATGTTCAGCCTAGAAAAAGTATGATCCAAACACAATCTACAGATATTATAAGAAAACACAAAACTGTATTTGAAAAAAGTTGTTGTAGTGCAGTAGGAAATAACTGTTATTTTTTATGTGCCCAAATAAAAGCCAAATTTCACGATGATCTATTAATAGGAGAAGAACATTCTAAAAAAATTTTACCAGATTGTAATTCACCCAGTAAAAATCTATTAGTCCAGAAAGAAGATTTAACTGATGATGAAAAAATAGCAATTGTATGTTCAGATCCCAAATTTGGCATGTTTTCCCTTTTTAAATATCATATACGTCATGGATATAAAAATGAAGTATTAAAAGCAAAAAATGCATTTTATTGTTCTCATATTTTTTCATTACTTTTTATGCTACCAATACTAATTTTTATAATCCAATGGATTGTTTATGTGGCATTAATCAGTTCAGATACGGCTACATTTGATAAGGAATTTTGCCCTAATGAATCTACAATAGAGATGAAAGCAATAATGTTAGCAGTATCGATGCTCTATTTTGTAAGGTCTTTTTTCTTATGGGATAATTTAACAGATCGTACTAGATTAAATAGAATGATGCCAAGTATAGATATTTGGGTAATGATTGATACGTTTCAAGAATTTGGATTTAATTTACTAGTATATCTTGCTAATTTATGGATTGTTTATAATAATGATAGTATAACTGAAATGATTTTAAACTCGTTGGCGATGGAATTTTTAATGAATTTAGATAATGAATTTGAAGAAATGTATTTTAAATTTTTACCAGAAGCAGCAGTCGATATATATGATAATGTTTTTGTAAATTTTAAAGACAATCAAGAAAAACTAAAAAAAAGAAAACGATCATATACATTTAATTGTGTTCGTTGTGTATTTTATATACCATTTAAACTTTTAGTTTTATCATTACTATTATTTCATGTTTTCTGTTTTGTTATGATGATTTATGGTCCTATATGCAAATAATAACTTTTTTCAAAAAAGGTAATAAAAAAAATATTAAAATTTATTACCTTTTTTCAAAAAAAAGGTAATAAAAAAAATATTAAAATTTATTCTAATTTTTAATTCTAATGTAAATTTTATAATTTATATTAGACATTGTTTGCTAACTTTTTATTTAAAGCATTTGCTGTAGCGATTGCTTTTCTTTCTGCATCAAATTCCGCTCGTCTCTCTAGTCGGTAATCCAAGTAATCAACATAATTAGCATGACGTCTACCAATTCGCGAATCACAATAGTTTGTAAATTCATTAGATTGAATAGAAGCATTATTATTTATACAAACTATACTACATGCAATCCCTTCGGGATCGTCTTTTTTATCCATAAAAGGGAATCGGATCTCTCGACCACCCGAAGCCATATAAGAATGAACGTCAACTTTTTTACCCGGATATAAGTGATGTTCAAAATATTCATAATCGCCATCATTTTTCAACATCCAATTACCATCAATCATTTTATTTTGTAGACGCAACATTTCAGTATCATTCGTTTGTTGCGAACTCTTAATTTTAAATGTTCTAGGAATAACTTTATGGTCTACTTCATGAGTTGAATGAAACACATTATTTTCATAACGAGCATTTTTCCATACAACCCACTTATCAGAACCAACTTTAAAAGGACATCTCTCGAATACCTTCTTTTTAACAGGTGCTTCCTTCCACTTCTTGTATTTACGTTTTTTACCACCGCGTCCTCCACGTCCACCACGACCACCGCGACCTCGGCTACCTCTTTGTGTATTTGATGACATTTTGGTTTATAAGTAATAATAATACATTGCATTATATGATCAATCATAACTTCAATTTTCATACATCTATCTTTTGAGGAAGAATGATAGTAACTATTTTATTACCGTAAAGATATCCTATCATTCGCTTTTTATCCCTTAAAACTCTTGCCATTTTCCATTTCCTCTGTCTATATTTAGAAATTTTTAGTATAATTTCTCGAACAGTCGTATTTTCAGGCATGGATTTTTTCCACGCTATACTTTCTTTTTTGAATTCACTAAATTTTTTCTGATATTTAACAACCTTTTCAACTGCTTTTTTCATTTTCACAGGAGCATTTTTACGCCTAGAGTTTCTAGAAATTTCTTTGTACAACGAAAGATAACTTTGCCTTTGCTCCCAAGAAACATTATTAATATGATCATTGGCCTCTTTATTAGTAGCATTTATTCCTTTATTATTGCAAAGAGGACATGTATTATGTCCGGCCCTAAACCATGTCATAATACAATTTGTATGGTAATTATGAGAACATTCAGGTAAATTATACAAATTATTCCCTAAAACTTCATGACATATTGCACAAATATCATCTGACATCTAATTTTATTTAAGTATTTAAAAAAAATTAAATTAATTAACGCTTTCTTATAAGATAAAAAAAAGACGCTCCGAACAGGTTTCGAACCTGTGACCTCACGATTAACAGTCGTGCGCTCTACCAACTGAGCTATCAGAGCAAATGCCAACAGTGGGGTTTGAACCCACGAGTCTTGCGACAGTCGATCTTAAGTCGACCCCCTTAGACCACTCGGGCATGTTGGCTAATTTACCGTATTCAATAATTTATAAATTTGCTGTAAGAATACTGATCTATAGAATTGATGTAAAGATCACAAAAAAAAATGCTCGATATGGGGCTTGAACCCATGACCTTCGGCTCATAAGACCGATGTTCTACCAACTGAACTAATCGAGCACTACACCACAATTGTGTACACTAGTTATTATTAGTCCAAACAGTAATCAATTTTCATATGAATTTAAAAATACAACCAAGATTAACATGATTGGTTCACAAACATATATCCCATCAATCCTTTAAATGGTTTGATTAAATAATCAAACTTTACCCAGTAATATAACATTTTTTACAAATAAATATTAATAACCCGGTTTCCAGATTATTAATCTGGAAACCGTTCAATCCCTTAAGTTTACATATATTACAATCACCAAAACAATCAATGGTAATTTGTTCCAAACATGAATGTTCTTTTTTATCGTCTAATAAAGCAACGCATGGTTTATTTTTTTTCGTAAATATATTTCCCATTTATTGATGTAAAGAAAATAATTATACAATGAAAAATATATTATACAAAAATATATTATTCACCAAAATTCAAATAATATGAAGTAAGCCATATAATCCAAAATGGTGCAGCATTAAACTCAAAATGGTGCAAAATTCCTATTGTAAACCCAATAATTGCGTGTTTTGTAGCAGTTGCCATTTTTATATATTGCTTATCATCTTCACTGGGTTTGTTAAAATAAAGTATAAAAACCGAAAAGGAAATGATCGCAAATAAAGACACTGTGAAAAATTTATTTGATAGCAATTTATTTAATTTTTCCACTCTATCCTTACTTCTATAAAATGAAAAAAATATTGCTAAAATGAAAACACCAAACAATATGACTTCTTGTTTTTTAAACAATAATCCACTTATTTTAAATAAACCTTTTTGATAGTTAATTTTCTTCGCTTCAGTTACCTTTTCAGTTACCTTTTCAGTTACCTTTTCATTAATTTGATTATTTCCCAAAATATACATATATAATTATAATGAGTTAATATTTTCATACAACCATGCCATTGTAAAAACACATATAATCATAAAGATAAATATAAATGTGTGAGCATCGCTCATTTCACGTATCATTTGCAATTCGGTATCATTCATTTTATAAGTTATAGAAAAACTATTTAATATTAAAATATTATTCAATTTTATATGACTGATAATCAACAAGACTCTCCAAACAGATTTGAAAAATGTATTATTTGTAAAAATAAAACATTTATAAAAAAAAATCAACCTATTTCAACCAGATCATGTGTTATTAAAGGATTGGGACAATTATGCCATAGTTGTTTTTTTTCATACACAAATACGAGTACAACTTATAACACCTGCGATACAAACTATGATACAAACTATGATACAAACTATGATACAAACTAGAACGATGATAATATTTATAATAAAAATTGAACCAATTATTGATAAATAATAAAAAATATTAACAACTATGAAATGCCCTATATGTAATGATGACCTAAAACTAGAAAACTGTGTCAATACTGAATGTGGACACAGTTTTTGTAATACTTGCTTTTGGAAATGGACAAAAGAACATAATACATGCCCTCTTTGTCGTTCTTCGATTTTAGCCAATTCCGAAGAACTGAAAGAACAAATGTATATCAGAAAAATGCTGGAACAAAGATCTGAATTGAGCGGGCAAATTCAATATTTTGAAAAAAAACATTCAACGCTCAAAGAACAAATTCAACAGTTAGAAAGTCATCTAAGTAATATATACCCAACGAAATCAAAACAAAAAAAATCCAATGCATCAAGTGTTCTTATCTGTCCAAGATGTTCTGATGTTGCATCAAAAAGATGTTGCTCGACCGATGGAAATTTTTATTGTAGAAACTGTTGTTCTGGTTGTTCATATAGCAAGCATCCAAGAACTATGAATCTTGGCATATATCAAATTAATGGTTAATTCAAATGGCGAAAGAAACTTTATGATCGATTTTTTTTTACAATATAAAATTGAATATAATTTATATATAATTTTTTTCATTATACTAAAAGAATTCTAATAATAAGAACAATTTAAATAATAATTTCAATGAATAGTGACCAAAATAATCAGGTTGAAGATACCATCTCTAATGTTGAAACATTACATGAGTCACTACCAGAACAACTATTGGAGTCAGATACTATTATGTCGGATGCTATGTCAGATGCTTCTACAATCATCTCTGATTCAGAAGAAGAATCAGACCAACCTGTAGACCAACCTGTAGACCAACCTGTAGACCAACCTGTAGATCAACCTTTAGACCAACCTGTAGACCAACCTGTAGACCAACCTGTAGAAGAACTCGATATTGAAAATAAATACGAAACATATGAATGTTCTGTATGCTATAAAACTTTAAATATGGATAACAATGTAGTAACTAAATGTCAACATCATTTCTGCGGTAAATGTTTTTACAGATGGATTCAAACAAATGCCTCTTGTCCTATATGTAGAACACCAATTGACACCAATGCACATCTAACTCAAGAACAGTTGGCTACCGCACTATCAGTAGAGTATGGTGTTTATGTTGATACCTTAGAAAAATCCAATAAACTTACAAAACAAATTCTTCGATTACAAAAAAAATATGATAAATTAAATAATCATACAAATATGCTTATGAATAGACAAATTTCTCTCCACGTGCTCAACGATCAAACAGAAGCATCAAATGATGGAATCATTTATGCCAGAATAAAATACCTTAATAATGATATCAATTATATGAATAACCTTAGTCAGCGTTATAGATCATCTTATACACCAGGATTATATGGATCATTTTGTAATGCATATCATAGAGAAAAAGAACGCATAGAATTAATACACGGCAATGGTGAAATTA